TTAACTAGAAACGAAGCAAGAGAGCAGTTAGGTTATGAGCCAATAGATGGTGCTGATAGTTTATTAGTTCCAGCAAATTTAATGCCATTAAATGTAGCAACAGAAGAAACTCCTGAAGAAGAAGAAAGAAGTGAAGAAATACCTCAAGAAGAAGTTCCTGAAGAACTACAAGAAAATAGTTTTGAAATAATTAATAATGAAGATGATTTAGAAGATATTATAAAAGCTGAATCAGATATAGATACAGTCCCTACTGATGGCATGGTTTCTGAAGCTAAAAGAGGATTAGAGTGGAGAAAAGAATTTAATAGAGGTGGTACGATTATAGGTGTCACTAGAGCAAATCAAATTATAAATAAAACTAAATTATCGCCAAGCACTGTTAGAAGAATGTTTAGTTTCTTTAGTCGTCACGAAGTTGATAAACAAGGACAAGGATTTGATAGAGGAGAAGATGGTTATCCATCAGCAGGAAGAATAGCATGGGCATTATGGGGTGGCGATGCAGGTTTTAGTTGGTCAAGACAAAAGGTAAGACAACTTGATAAAGAAAGAGATAAATTTTATGAAGCAGTATCTGAATTAAAAGATGATTTTATTGAAGATGAGAAACAACTTACTGCGGCAGTAAAAAAAGGATTACAAAATAAAGTAGATAAACACAACGAAAAGCATGGAGATAAAAAAGGCAAACGAGTGACATTAAGAATGTTAGGAGCAGTTTTTAGAAGAGGTATAGGTGCTTATAGAACTAATCCTCAAAGTGTAAGACCTAGTGTTAGAAGTGAAGAACAGTGGGCATATGCTAGAGTTAATGCATTTTTATATGCTGTAAGAACAGGTAGATTTAGAGGAGGGAAGTTCGATTTAGATTTATTACCATCAGGACACCCATTAAAAACATGAGTATAGAATCAAGATTATTTATAGAAAAAAATCCAAAGACAGATGAGTACCAAGTTAAAATTGTTGTAGGATTATTTAACGATAAACAAGACGCATTAAACCATGCATCTTATATCGCTATAACTAAAAGCATAGATTTCAGTACAGAACAACTTATAGATAGTTTAACAGATATTGAAGAATTTATTAGACCTATTAACACAACTTTACACTAATGTTTTTTAACTCTAAACAATTAAAATTATTTAAAGGTGTCAAAGAAAGAGTTTGGCGACAACAAAATAATTTAAGAAGACCATTTGAAAAACAATGGAGAAACACATTAAAAAATTTTTTTAATCAGTTAGCTTCTGGTGTTAAAGAAGCATACAGAATGCGAAGTCAGATTATGCTTGATTTTGAGATGCGGAAACAAGCAGAAACATTGAAATTAATTTTTAAAGTACAATATACAATGATAGGAAACGCATTTAAAGATTATGCTTTAGGTAGATTATTTTTATCAAAAGCATTTGACGAAGATTTTGATAAAGCACTAGCAGAGTTTATAGATGAAAACACTGCAGTATGGGTGACTGAGATTGATGAAACTACAAGAAAAAGAATGGCAAAAGTTATTTCTAATTCTTATAATGATGGTTTATCAACAGAAGAAACAGGAACTGCTTTACGAAATATGATTTTAGGTATGGGTGTATATAGAGCAAACCTAATTTCTAGAACTGAATCTCATAGAGTTGCATCTTTTGCTAATGAGCAAGTTGCAGTAAATATGAATATATCAGGAACACAGAAAGAATGGGTAGCTATACAAGATGCTCGTACTAGATTAACACATTCTATTGCTTCTGGACAAACAGTTCCTTTAGAGGAAAGATTTGTTGTTGGTGGGGACAGATTAAAATATCCTGGAGATCCAAGAGGTACTCCAGCAGAAACAATTAACTGCAGATGTGCTGTAATTTACAGAACACCTGACTTTCAATAAAGGAGAAATAACATGGAAATAATAATAGGAATTATAATTGGTATTGCGCTATGTAGAACAAATGATAAATACAAATGGTTCACTAACTGCTGTAATAAAATTATGAAAATGAAAAAAGGAAAATAATGCCTTTAGTTAAACCAAAAGACAAAGAAAAAAGAGAGGATTTCATATCAAGATGCATGCGTGATGAAACAAGCACCAACGAATATCCTAATCCAGATCAAAGACTTGCTGTATGTAGTTCTCTTTTCAAAAAAAATAATAAGGAGGAATATTCAATGAGTGATATTGAAAAAATGGGAGAAGCTATTAAAAATTTGACTGATGTGATATCTTCATCAAGCAAAGGAGATGGTTCTAATGCTAAACCTAAAAAACCAGAAGAAGAAGGATTTTTTGATGGTAAAGAAAAAAGAGAAGAAGATATTTTTGATAACCCAGCTGACGCAAGAGCAAAAGCAAAAGAAATAGGTTGTGTAGGAGTACACACTATGATGGATAATGGTAAAACTATTTATATGCCATGTGGAACGCATGATGCTTATGAAGAAGCAATATCAAAAGGTTATGGTATGGAAGATGATGATGATAAAGGTCATTATGACGATGAAGAAGATGACAAATATCACAAACCAAAGAAAAGAAAAAAACCTATGAAGAGTGTTTGTGTTTGTAATGATGATGGTCATTGTCAATGTGATTCTGAAATTAAAAAAATTATTTTTGAATCTGAAGTTAAATCAGATGCTCAAGGAATATTTACAGGATATGGTTCAATATTTGGTAATGAAGATCAAGGAAATGACATAGTTAAAAAAGGTGCATTTACTAAATCATTAACAAGAAGACCAGCTTCTAAAGTAAAAATGTTATTTCAACATAAAACAGATGAACCTATTGGTGTCTTTACTGATATCTACGAAGATAATAAAGGTTTATTTGTTAAAGGACAACTTGCTATGGGTACTCAAAAAGGTCGTGAAGCATACGAACTTTTAAAAATGGGTGCATTAGATGGTATGTCAATAGGATTTAAAGCAGACCCTGATAAACAAGGATACAATGAAAATAAGAGAGGTGTTAGAACTCTTAAAGAAGTTGATCTGATGGAAATATCTTTAGTCACTTTCCCAATGAATGAAAGTGCTTTGATACAATCTGTTAAAGGGAATGCTAAAAATATTCGAGAGTGGGAAAAAATCTTGCGTGATGCAGGAGGACTTTCTCGAACAGAGGCAAAGATAGGTGCGAAAGCATTATCTGACACTTTAAACCAGCGAGATGCTGAAGATCAATCGTTAGCAAACTTGATTCTCAAAGTTGCTGACAAACTTAAACAATAATAAGAGGAAACAATTATGGATAATAATGAAGTAAAATCTGCGATTGAAACTCTTGGCAAAACTTTTGAATCTTTCAAAAAAACAAATGATGAAAGATTAAAGCAAGTTGAATCAAAAGGTACTGCTGATCCGATCACTGAAGAAAAGTTATCAAAAATCGAAGCTGATTTAGATAAGTTTGCTGATCTGGAAAAAGGTATCAAGCAACAAGCTGTTTCTCAAAAAGAAAGTCAAGAAGCAATGGCTAGATTAGAAACTATTATATCAAGACCTGATTTTGGCAAAGGTTCTCCAGTAGAATCTAAAGCACAAAAAGTTTTTGATACATGGTTAAGAAAAGGCAAAGATGCTATGAGTCCAGAAGAAGTTAAAGTTCTTACTGTGGCTAATGACAATACTGCTGGTTATCTTGCTCCACCTGAATATGTGAGAGAAATAATCAAAGGTATTGTTGAAATGTCTCCTGTGAGATCACTTGCAAGAGTGAGATCTACTACAAACAGAAGCATTCAAGTTCCAAAAAGAACTGGCGAGTTTGCGGCTCAATGGGTTGCAGAACAAGGTGCTAGAACAGAAACTACTGGGTATGCTGTTGGGTTAGAAGAAATTCCTGCTCACGAGTATTACGCAATGGTAGATATTTCTGAACAAGAACTTGAAGACAGTGTTTTCAATTTAGAAGCTGAAATGAACGCAGAGTTCGTTGAACAGTTTGCTAAAGCTGAAGGAACTGCTTTTGTAAGTGGTAATGGAGTTGGCAAACCACAAGGACTACTAGAAAACGCAAATGTAAATAATGTTGCGAAAGGTGGTGCTGCTTTGGATGCTGATTCTTTAATTAGTGCTGCACACAACATCAAAGCTGAATACACAAGAAATGGTACATTCTTAATGAATAGATCAACTGTTTCTGCTGTAAGAAAGTTAAAAGATGGTGGTGGTGCATATATCTTCCAACCTGGATTATATCAGATGGGAGTAGGCTCTAACATTTTGGGACACCCAATCGTTGAAGCAACAGATATGCCTAATGTAGCAGGTGGTACTAAACCAGTCCTATTCGGTGACTTTAGAAGAGGTTATATGATAGTTGATAGAATTAATTTATCAATTATGAGAGATCCTTTCACACAAGCATCAAGTGGGAATGTTAGATATCTTGCAAGAAGAAGAGTTGGTGGTCAAGTAATATTACCAGAAGCTCTTACAACAATAACAACTTAATAATAACAGGAGAATAAATCATGGCGATATTTGATGGAAAATCAAGCATAGCAATTGACGAAAGTTTAAATGCTATCGTGAAAGATGCCGATACGAACTGTACTGGTGTTGATTCAAAAGGTTTCTCTAGTGTGACTCATGTTGTAAATGTTGGTGCTAATGGAATTACTTTTAGCACAACAAACAAAGTTGAAATTGAACTAGAAGAATCTGACGACAATGTGACATTTACAGATGTGACTAGCAACACTTCAGTTGTTGGTGGCACAGTAGGTACAAATGGACTTTGGCAAACTATTGATGCTGATGGCGACTGTAATGCAGTTTATGCTATCGGTTATGTAGGTGGCAAAAGATACTCTAGAGTAGTTTTAAACTTTAGTGGTACACATGGTACAGGAACTATATTTGGTGTAGTTGGAGTAAAAGGAAGACCTTTATCGGCTCCTACAACTTCACAAGCTAACCAATAATAAAATTAATCTATATTAGTAGATTATATTGTAGGGGGAGGAAAGCGAGAGTAGAACTTCCCCTACTCTTACAAAATTTTAAAAGGAGGAAACATTATGAAGATTAAAATGAATCAAAGTGTAGAAGCAAGTGCTAATGCAGATGGATCAGCAACAATGATGTATGAAGCAGGTCAAGAATATGATATGACTAATAAAATGAATATTGCTACTATATTATTAAATGCAGGACAAGCAGATAAAGCTATTGCTAAAACAGAAAAAAAAGTAATAGAAAAAGTAGAAAAGAAAAGTAAAAATATTGTAAAAAAAATATTTGGTAAGAAAAAGAAATAAGGATTTATAATGAGTGGATTAAAAGTACACACAGCTTGGACTACTTCAGCAGTAGCAACATCAGAACAAAAATCTTTTATGAGAGTTGATTTTAATGATGATGATACTTTGATTGGGGAACTTATAAAAGTTGCACAAAATAATGTTGAAGAATATACTGGTAGAGCAATCACTCAACAAACTTTACAATTATTTTTAGATAAATTACCATATTATGTAGATGAAAAGTTAAGGGAGGGTGTTTATACTGCACCTGATATTAATTATAGTGCAGATTTTATTGTTCTCCCTAAAC